TCACATGGTGTTCACATGTTGCTCTGTATTTTCTAAAATCTCGATTACCTTTGTATCTTGTTGCTGCTTAAATTCATTTAGTATGTGTGCATAAGTCTTAAGCGTTTCAATGGTGCTAGCGTGGCCTAATCGCTTGCTGATGTAATTGATATCAATACCATTATAGATCAGGTAGCTACAATGTGTATGACGTAGTCCGTGGATACCACAAAATTCTATCGATAAACTCTCACATAGTTTCTTTAAGTATTTTCTAATTGCAGTATCAGTAATTACTGGGTTTTCAAATTTATCCAAGAATAAAAACTTAGGTGACTGTGATTGAAACTTTAGTTTATATTCAAATATATGTTTCTTAAAAGTATCAGTAATTTTAATTTTACGAATACTTGTCTTTGTCTTACCTGCAGTAAATGTTTTACTTGCAGTATAATCATAACCACGATTTACCTCTAATACATTTCCGTGGATATCATCCCATGATAATCCATATATCTCGCCAAGACGTAAACCAGTATTGATAGCAATATATAGCGCTGTACTTCTAGGCGTTAATTCATCTTGAAACGCTTTTGTTAATAGTTCGCCGTCATGGATATTCCAAGCCTTAATTCTTGATTGCTGATCATTATCGTAGCTAATCACAACATTGAAAGTAGGGTCAACCTGTATCAGATTATCAGCTAAAGCCATTTGAATAGCTTGTTTTAATCTGAAATGTGTTTTTTCAACGGTGTTTCTAGCTCTATTTTTGCCTCTTATATTAATAAACGTCTGATACCGTTGCCTGGTCAATAGCTTTAAGGGTAAATTACCAAAATACTCATGTACTAATTTTATAAGGTGTTTATACTCTTTGATAACTTTATCAGTTATCATAGTTTCTTTATATGTATAAAACCATTTCTCAAAGTAATCAGCAAAGGGCATATCAGCATTAATATCGTAAGTAATTTCTTCTTGTTTAGTGCCATAAATTTGAGCCTCTTTTTTTGATTTGAAGCCTTTTTTCATCTTTTGGTGTCTATTTCCTTTGTTATCGTAGACGTTATATCTAACGTACCATTTATTGGTTTTAGGATCTTTATTAACGCTTGCCATTATTTATCACTCCTACCATTTCAGTGTGAACTCTGGTATAATAGGTATGCAGAATGCACACACATAGTGCGTTTTGTCAAACTTCAGATTGCCTCACTCTTCGACCGTCCAAAGTAGAGAGTGGGGCGTTTTTTTTAATCGTTAAACATTACAGATAATTCATTTTCATAATGATCACCATAAGCTCCTGGATACTCTGATAACTGGATAGAATAATTATCATAAGTTTTTGTGTAAGTATTTGATTCATCATCTGAAATGAAATCAGTTAAGTAATCATCAATTGGGAAACCTAAAGTTTCTAAAATTTCATAAACTTCGGAGTCGCTAGCCTGGTAAGCATAGAAACCTTTGACTGTATCATTTGAGTTTATAATAACCGCTGCATTGTCATCTATAATATAAGCATCATACAACGTATCGTCCATATCAAAAGTTCCATTCTCATACTCTCCACCTTGACCACGCAATTTTGAAATTGTAAGAGCTGTATTCACTGGTTTGTTATAGTCTATTTCATTGACGTGATCTAATCCAATGCTGCTGCCAATAGCTATAACCAAGGAAACTACTGTTATAATTATCGGTATTTTTTTATTTCTTTTTCTAATTAAATTAACTATTAACCATATTATGCCGACAATTATCCCGAGTCCTCCCAATAACAAGAACACAAAAAGAATATCCATTAAACATCCTCCCTAAATCATACCCTTAACCTTATACATATATATAGCACTTTCCACAATAGTTTCTGGCAATTCTAAGTCCTCAGCTATTTCATAAACTAATACAGCATCTTCACGGTCTTGATACCTAGCTATAGAGTCTACAGGTATCAATTGGCCGTATGACCAACGACGTGCTACTGCTTCATCTTTGGCATTAATTTTATAGTCAGTGATATCTGAGTGGCTTGAAGTTTTATAATGACCAACCTCTTCCATAATTGCTGATAATTTTTGTTTATCACTAATATGGTCATTAATATAGATAGTGGTACCATCGATTAATCCGTGCAACTTTTGAGGCATATTCTGGTGAAAAACATAATTAAATTCATCGTATTCAGACATGATTTTTTCAATTACATTCAAATAATCACTACCTTTTTGACTTAATAAATTCAATAAATTGCTTAATTTCTTCCATTTCTTCTTCTGTTATGTCATCTTCAATATGCGCTGCTAATAAAGTATCATCAGTATTAACTTTTGGATTATCTGTTCTTCCCAATAGGTAATCAGTAGATACATTGAAGTATTCAGCAACTTTTTCTAGTTTGTCAGATCCTGGAGTTCTTTTATTCCATTGATAGATAGTATTTCTACCAAAACCTAACGCATCTTCTAAATCAGCCACCCTCATATCGCGTTTTTTCGATAGCTCTTTAACACGGTCTAAAAGCATTTTTGCCACCTTTTCTGCAACACAAATAAAACTTTATGAAATAAGTTAGTTTAAACTGTTGACAACTAACTAATAAGTTAGTAATATATGTGTATAAGCTAATTATTTAGCTAAACAAATCGCACCAAACCATATAAATACGCAAAATAAATATCGTTGGGGAACGTATGAAATGCTATTTTACAAAGGTTTTAATGTGTTTATTTGCTATATCTAAATATTATGATATTAGTTAGTTTATGTCAATGCTTTTTAGGAAATTAGCTAAATAATTAGCAAATATTTTATACGAAAGGAGATGGCGTATGTGAGTGAGGATTTAGAAGGGCGAATTCTATTGACGTTAAGACGTAAGGGAATGACACAAAGACAGTTAGCTCAAGTTATCGGTATTAGCGATGCTTACTTATCAGATATTGTTCGTGGTAAACGCACTGGTCCGAAAGCAATAGAGAAAGTCGAAGAAATTAAAACATATTTAGGAATTAAGTAGGAGGTACACCGATGTGGAAACTAAAGAATTAATTTTTCAATTAATGGAAATTGACAAGCAGAAGTTACTACTTGAGAAACAAGCGGAATTACAGCAACTTCACGACCAGCTAGATTATGGGGCAGTAGGAGATATGGCTTGGTTCTGTGAGCGTGTCAATATGTCGGCTGGAAATGCTAAAGAACGAATTCTGTATCCGTTCAAAAAAGAATTAGAAGGAAATATAGTGACGTTCCCAGAAGTCCAGGGACAGAAGTGGCAATTCAATAAGTGGCCAATGAACAAATGGATCGTTGAAAATTTTGAAAGGTGGTAAATAGTATGAAAAAGACAATAAAAACACTCGCACTAACCACTGCAGTTATTGGACTAGCGACAGTGATTAAGCGAGTGCATAAAACAAAAACTATAAAAGTACATATCGGCGATATAGATTCTTACCCTGAATGGGTTAAAAGAGATTTAATCAAAATTAAACACTAGAGTGTCTCCTTTTTTATTAAAAGGATAATTGAATCTCAAAATTCTAGAATCGCTCCATTCTTCTTCTATGACGATTAACTCTTTACCATTGGATAATCTATAAACTTTAGTTCTTTGGAAATATCTAGAATCTTCAGGATCATTTTCTATTTCAACTAAAAGGGTAATATCGCTAGGGAGTTCTAAGGTTACTCCTTGGTCATGAGAACCATCGTTGGGAAGTTTGCATTCGTACTTCATTGCATAAGAAGTCATTTTTAACACCTCCTTTCTGTAAGTTTATTAGATTACCAAGTCTATCTTTAATTGATTCAGCTTTTAATACTCTATCGGTAAACGAAGTGGCTTTCAGAGAATCGGCGTAACGATCATTATCTGAATCAGCGAGAGTTGATAAACCTGTAATGTAAGAATCTTTCAAGTTTTCAACTCCTTTAATACTTAATTTGTCACCAATTACTGAAGCATCAATTGATAGTCCTTTCAAATTGTTATCGTATCAACTTTTTATCTGATACATCTTATAGTTTCCTATAAGTTCAGCATATCTGTTCATCTCAATAAGATGTTGGGCGCTCGTGGATTGATTATTCTCTTCGTTAGTCACAATCTATGCGTTGCACCTTCTTAGTTTAGTAAAACGAAAAACTAAGCTTGGCTCAGGGTTCTCATATCAAAAGACTTAGAGTTCCTTGAATTCACCCAATGCACTCATAACATCGCTGTAATGAGGGGCAATCTGTTCCATTATTATATATGGTTTATATTAAAAGAACAACTTATCGAACAATAATTAGCTTAATTATGAGGAGAACTTATGAATACAAAAAAAATTAAAGAATTAATGGATAACGCAGAATTAACAAGGCATCAAATTGCTCAAAAAGTTGGCGTTAATCACTCAGTAATTTACAAAATATACGATGGCTCAACTAAAGAAATAAAAATAAGTACGGCATTCAAATTAGCAGACGCACTAGGCGTAGATATTAACGAATTTAGGGAGGAATAGATATGAGTAAACAAGCAAAACAGACACAGTGGGGTATTACGATTCTAATCGGTATTTTATTCATCTTAGGCGGTGCAGGCACGGTTGAAGTTGGTAGACAACATGGCTTTGAAGCAACCTTGGTTGGCGTAATTCTATCAATTTTGGGGCTGTATAAGACTTGGATTTGGGATGTGGTTGAATGAGTTTCGTAATTAAACGATTAGAAGAAATGCGAGATAAAGAAATTGAAAAATCGCTTAATAATTATTTTGAAACCAAGGATAGAGAACACTTGGATGACGTTCATCGAATCAATACTTATTACGACAATTTGATTCTTGAACAAACGTTTGAGGAAAACAAAGTGAAAAATTATAGCTAGGGGGTTATGACTTGCGAGGTGTTTATGATTTAGATCAAGAACAGTGGTTTCCTGATGAGGAAGAAGAGCAGCAAGAAATTGAATACATAGTTTACGTAACTGAAAAGCAAATCAGAGTGACTGCAATTAACGAAGAAGAAGATATTGAGAGAGTCCTCTTTAATCTGAATGATGAGTACAGTTTTAAAGATTTAGAAGCTGAAAGTTATGAATAAAAAAAGCCGTCAGGGCAATGACGACTTATTACTACACATATAAAGGAGTATATCATGACAGTGAAAATTAATAAATTAGAAATTGAAAATACAAAACGTGTGAAGGCTGTAATGCTTGAGCCGTCAGCGAGCGGCTTAACGGTTTTAGGTGGTAGAAATAACCAAGGTAAATCATCTGTACTAGATGCCATTGCATGGGCCTTAGGTGGTAATCGTAAGCGTCCTAGCCAAGCTAATCGCGAAGGTAGTATGTCTGACCCATATCTAAAAGTAGAGCTATCAAACGGGCTAATTGTCGAGCGCAAGGGTAAAAACTCAGATTTAAAAGTAACTGATCCATCAGGTGATAAGGCGGGTCAAAACTTACTAGATAGTTTCGTATCGGAGTTGGCCATCGATTTACCAAAGTTTATGGATTCAACCGCAAAAGAAAAGGCTGACACACTGCTGCAGATTATCGGTGTCGGTGACCAGTTAGCACAACTCGAAAAAGAGGAGCAAGAAAAGGCTAATCAGCGCTTATATACGGGACAAGAAGCACGATCTAAGCGAGCTCATGCGAATGAATTACCAGAGTATCCAGATGCTCCTAATGACTATATCAAGGCTTCTGATTTGGTTAATCAACAACAAGAAATTCTTGCACGCAATGGGGCTAATCAACAAAAAAGAAATCAAGCGAAACAATTGGCTGATCAGTTTGCAAATCAAAAATATCTGATTGAACAAAAGGAAAATGAATTAGCACGTATCCAACAAGAGCTATCAGATATGAAAGCTAAACATACAGAAACGGCTACTGATTTAGAAAATGCGAATAAGACTGCAGCACAACTACAAGATGAATCGACGGCAGAAATTGAAGCAAGTATCGCTGAAATCGAAACGATTAACGATAAAGTTCGCACAAACGCTGAGAAGGCAATGGCTGAAGATGAGGCGTTACGATTAGAAAATCAATATAAAGCCTTGAACCAAGACATTGAAGATATTCGTCAAAGTAAGATGGAGCTTTTAAACAATGCCAACTTACCACTTTCTGGTCTATCAGTAGTGGATAGCGAGATCACTTATCAAGGTCAAAAATGGGATAACATGTCTGGCTCACAACAGTTGATTGTAGCGGTGTCTATTGTGCGCAAATTAAATCCAGAATGTGGCTTTGTGCTAATCGATAAGTTGGAGCAAATGGACATCGAGACAATGCAAGAGTTTGGTCAATGGTTAGAACAAGAGCAACTGCAAGCTATTGCCACACGAGTTTCTGGTGGAGAAGAATGCACGATTATAATCCAAGACGGGATGGTAGTAGATGATAATCCTACACCAGTTGCTGAAGTACCGGTACAGGATACAAATACATGGAAAGGTGGATTTTAATGAATTTTGAAATTACAAGTGGTGTTAAAACCGAAGCGTTGAAGGTGGTCGCATATGGACCCGAGGGGGTGGGTAAATCATCATTTGCTGCACAATTTCCTGACCCGCTATTTATTGATACCGAAGAATCTACAACGCATATGAATGTAAATCGATTACCTAATCCGACATCATTCACAATGTTAATGGAAGAACTAGTCTTTGTTATTCAAAACAAGCCATGCGCTACGCTGATTGTTGACACAGCGGATTGGGCACAGACACTAGCCGAAAAACAAGTATTAGCTGAAAACAGTTGGAAATCTATTGAATCACCAGGATATGGTGCAGGTTATGTTGCCGTTCGTGAGAAGTGGACGAAGTTTCTAGATAAGTTATCGGATGTTAGGGAGCAAGGTATCAACGTCGTGTTAACAGCTCATTCAGAAATCAAGAAGTTTGAGGATCCAACAGACTTAGGTGCATATGATCGTTATGAGCTGAAATTATCTAAGCGTTCTAATGGCCATATTGCGGGTGTGACAAAGGAATGGGCAGACATGGTGTTATTCCTTAACTATGACGTAACGGTTGTCAAACGTGAAGGGATGGGCAACAAATATGCAGCACAAGGTGGCCAACGCAAAATATATACAGAGCATTCGCCACAATATGATGCTAAAAATCGTTTTGGTTTAGCACCAAGTCTACCTTTAGACTACAGCTCAATTGCGCATGTGGTACCGAATCTAAATCAAGATAATACTCCACAACAGCAAGTACAAACAGAGCCTGTCACACAGCCTGCGCAACAAACTGTAGCACCTACTCAAGCAGAATCAGCTCCCGATCCATTTGCAAGTCAAGCTATTCAAAAAACACCGGAACAAATAGCAGCAGTAAACGAGCAAGTAGATACTGCATTCGGTATTCAACACCACCAAGCATTACCGAAAGAATTAACAGATTTAATGAATGCAAATGACGTTTCAGACGATGAGATTCGCGGGGTTATGGGTGTCCGTGGACATTTCCCAATCAATACACCGTTTGAGAACATTGCGAATTCAACGCCTGAATACTTTACCGGAGGACTTGCAAGCAACTGGGACGGTGTGATGGAAGTCGTGCATCAAATAAGAGCTAACCCGCAAGTGCTAATAGATTTATTTGTGAAAGTGAATGATGCTAATCCGTCTGAAACAGTAAGCAATATGGATATTAGAGTAGGTGGTTAGTATGCGGATGCCGTATAAAGAAGTTTCAAATAAGAGATTAAGTAGTGTAGATAATCGTACAGCTACTGCAAATAAAGAAACTGATAGCGTTCAAGAAGATAACGCATTTATGAATAAACTAACGCGGATACGTTTTGAACAATTTAACCTAAGCGAAATTAAGAGAATATGGAACATCGCACAATCAGGAATTAAATTCAGAAGACAGCTAGATAAAGCTATTGCTAAATGCCTAATTAAAGGCGACGTAGAACTATATGACACATTAATTCAAATCAAAAAAGGAGAGTTTTAAATATGACAAACAACAACTTTGAAGGTGCATTATCTTGGGATAGCCAAATTACAAAAGAATCATCATTTACGCTGCTAGATGCTGGCGAATATGAATTCAAAGTAGAAAAGATGGAACGAGGTCAATATCAGCCGTCTGAAAAATCATCTATTCGTGACGTATCACCACAAGCTGAATTACATATCAAGATCTTTGGTGGGGAGCAAGGGAATACAACAGTAATTGAACGTTTGATTTTACACACTAAAACTGAATTTAAGATTTCAGAATTCTTTATCGCAATCGGACAAAAACAACCAGGGCAACCTTTAACACCTAATTGGAATTACGTAGTCGGCGCTACTGGGCGCTGTGAAATTGAAGTTAATGAATATACCAAGAAAGATGGTAATCAAAGTAAAAACAACCGTATTACGCGATTCTTAGAGCCATCTCAACAACCAGCACAGGCTGGGTGGACACCACAACAACAAGCGCCTGTACAACAACCAACACAACAAACACCACCACAACAACAGCCACAGGGTGGCAATCCAGGGTTCCAATTTTAGGAGGTAATTATGAAACTTAGAGATTACCAAGAAGAATCCGTTAAGCGGATATTTCAAGAATGGGATGTTGGCCACAAAAAAACGTTGCTAGTATTGCCAACTGGTACAGGGAAAACAATCGTCTTTAGTAAGGTCGCAGAAGAAGCGGTTAGACAGGGTAAGCGAGTGCTTATCCTGGCACACCGTGGTGAATTGTTAAATCAAGCAGCAGATAAAATTGAGAAGTCGACAGGGTTGTCAGTGTCTAAGGAAAAGGCAGAAGAAACGTCTATCGGTTCATGGACACGGATTACAGTTGGTAGTGTGCAATCAATGGCGCAAGCTAAGCGGTTAAGTCGATTTAGTCCAGATCACTTTGACGTGATTATTGTGGACGAAGCGCATCATACTTTGTCATCAACTTATCAGACCGTATTAAAGCATTTTGAGTCGGCAAACGTGCTAGGTGTGACAGCCACACCAGACCGGGGAGATATGCAGAATCTAGGACAGTTGTTTGATTCATTAGCATACGAATACACTTTGCCAAAAGCGATTAAATCGAGTTATTTAACCCCAATCAAAGCGTTAACTTTACCAATTCATTTAGATTTAAAAGGTGTGAAGCAGACTGCGGGAGATTTTAACGCTACTCAAGTTGGACATATATTAGATCCATACCTTGAAGCAATTGCCGATGAAATGGTTGAACATGCAAGAGACCGTAAAACAGTAGTATTTCTTCCACTAGTTAAGACAAGTCAGAAGTTTACTGAATTGTTAAATCAAAAAGGTTTTAAAGCTGCAGAAGTTAACGGTAATTCAAAAGATCGTGATGAAGTTTTAAAAGATTTTGACGATGGTAAATACAACGTCTTATGTAATTCAATGCTTTTGACAGAAGGTTGGGATAGTCCAGCAGTTGATTGCGTTGTAGTTCTTAGACCAACTAAAGTACGTAGTTTATACAGTCAAATGGTTGGACGTGGTACACGTTTATATCCAGGTAAGTCAGAGCTATTGTTACTAGATTTCTTATGGCATACAGACCGACATGAGCTAGTACACCCGGCACATTTAATCGCTGAAGATGTAGAAGTGGCTAAAAGGGCAACAGAGAAGATTGAAGAATCAGATGAACCAGTCAATATTGAAGAAATTATCGAGGAAGCTGCCGAAGACGTTACGAATGAGCGTGAAGAAGCATTAGCTAAACAACTTGAAAAGTTACGGACAAAGAAAAAACGATTAGTAGACCCAATTCAGTTTGAAATGCAGATTCAAGATAAGGATTTACAGAATTATGTTCCGATGTTTGGTCAAGAACTAGATCCACCAACTATAGAACAATTGAATCAAATAGAAAAAGCCGGGATTGACCAGACTTCGATTGATTCTAAAGGTAAAGCGGATGAATTACTTAAACGTGTCAATTACCGTAATCAACAAGATTTATCAACACCTAAACAGATTAGGCAACTTGAACAGCGTGGCTACAACAATGTGGCCAACTGGAAATTTGACCAGGCAAAAGTATTAATAGATCAAATCGCTGCAAACAAATGGCGAAGCATTCACTCAAAGGCACAGGCAGAGATTTATCAGCCTAGTTAGGAGGGCAAATGAAAAAATATATGGATATCGCAAGACTACAGACTTCTCCAGAAATTGTGGAAATTAAAGAAGTCATTGAAATTATTTTTAGAGTTGGAGACGGAACTGAATCAAATCCTATTCGGTACACAAAACAATATTGGGATGTTGAAGGAAATTTACTATTTGAGAAGGATTTTATTGATTAGAGTTAGCATCTCTACCTTCTATTCCTCTAAGTTTATTTTCAGGGATTAAACTGTATATTTCATCTATCTCTCTATCTCTAGTAATTTGATCTTCAACTATAATATTAATCAATTTTAATAATGTATGAGCAATTTCCTTGTCGTCTGATATATCAATTTGTCCAGGATGTACACCTTCATTTCCAATAACTCTAACTGCATCTAAAGCTCTTTGGATTCTAGATGATAGACCATTACGTACTAAATTACCAATCATATCGTTTAATGACCCTTCTCCTGCATTTAAATGTTTAGATGCAAGAGTTTCAATGGCTAATCGAGATAAAGCTGCAGATGCTCTCGGCGAAATTTCTAAAATTAAAGATGCTTCCTGGTATATTTTCTTAACGTCATCAGGCATGTCAGTATTTGCAGGATCGATATTCTTAGCACTTCTAGGAAATAAAAGGATCTCTTCTGTATCATTAAAGATATTTTTAACTAGCCAAATAGAAGTATTTCTACATGAATTACAGTCAGCCTTAACAACCCCATATTCTATGTTTTTATGATTAAACTGACTTTGTAAAATATATTGGGATGCAGAGAAAACATTGCAATGAGGACAAAAAAATCCATTAGATGTACCACTATGCCTTATATTAAAATCTTTAAAAATTTGGTTCAACATAAACCCCTCCTTATTTTAAATTAACTAAATTATATCAGAAAGTAGGTGATACCTTGCCAAAATTTAATTTATTAGATCCATTAAACCAAATAGATCCAGCAAGCTTATCATACCAAGAATGGGTAGACGTAGGCATGGCACTAAAAGCAGAAGGATATACAGCACACGACTGGGAAGAATGGTCAGCCAGTGATAGCCGACACAAATCTGGAGAATGTTACTTCAAATGGGATACGTTCCAAGATACAGGTATTACAGGAGCAACTATTACACAAATGGCCAAAGACAATGGCTGGCAATCAAAACGCAGCAATATACAAGGTGGCGCATTGTCATGGGATTCAGTCATTTCAGATGAGTTACGCATTGTAGACGATGCTTGGATTGAAGATAGAGAAGTACATGAGCCAGTTAATTGGAAGCCACACGAAGAAGTCATTCGCTACATTAATACCTTATTTGATTCCAATGATTACGTTGGATATGTGACGAGTACATACGAAACAGGCGATGGTAAGCATTTACCAAGTAAAGGTATCTACTCAAAGACTGCCGGTCAAATTATTGAAGATATCAAGAAATATGGTGACGACTTAGGTGCTGCTTTAGGAGATACAGACCCTGAAGCGGGTGCTTGGGTAAGATTTAATCCACTAGATGGTGAAGGTGTTAAAAACGATAACGTTACAGATTATCGCTATGCCTTAGTAGAGTCAGACAATACAGAAATCGCTCGTCAAAACTCATTGCTTAGAGAATTAGAATTACCAATCGCCATGTTAGTACATAGTGGTGGACGTTCCTTACATGCCATTGTACGTATAGATGCCAACTCATTACCACAATATAAGGAACGTGTGAATCATCTATATACCGTGTGTCAGCGTAACGGTTTAGAAGTAGATACGCAAAACAAGAATCCTAGTCGATTAAGTCGACTGCCTGGAATTATGCGGAATGGTAAAAAACAATTCATTGTTGATTCTAACATTGGTAAATCGTCATATGAAGAATGGTCAGAATGGATTGAAGAAGTTAACGACGATTTACCGGACCCATCGCCTTTATCAGACGTATGGGACAGCATGCCAGAGAAAGCTCCAGAGCTTATTGAAGGTGTGCTTAGACAAGGACACAAACTATTGTTTGCTGGTCCATCTAAAGCAGGTAAGTCATTTGCTTTAATCGAGTTGGCCATAGCAATTGCTGAAGGTACTCGTTGGTTAGGTTGGCCATGTACACAAGGACGTGTACTGTACGTCAACTTAGAATTGGACGACGCCAGTGGTTATCATCGATTCAAAGACGTATATACCGCATTAGGTTTACAACCGTATAATATCCAAAATATCGATATTTGGAACTTACGTGGTAAGACTGCACCACTTGATAAATTAGCACCGAAGCTGATTAGACGTGCGGAAAAGAAAGGCTATATCGCCGTCATCATCGACCCTATTTACAAGGTTTTAACAGGGGATGAAAATTCAGCCGAGGATATGGCAGCCTTTACAAATCAGTTTGACAAAATCGCCACATCATTAAAAACTGCAGTAATCTATGCTCATCATCATTCAAAAGGTGCTCAAGGTGGTAAACATTCAATGGATCGTGCCAGTGGTTCAGGCGTATTCGCCCGTGACCCGGATGCAATTCTAGACTTGATTGAACTTGATGTAAACGAAGGCATCCGGAATCAACAAGCAGATAGAGCCGTATGTGACGAAATTGTTCGTTGGTTCAAACATTACAACCCAGGCTACTTTGATACATGGGTAAGTCGTGATGATCAGTTAAGTGTAGTGGCCATGGATAATCATGCGAAACAAGGTTTGAAAGAGTACCAACAGCAATTAGTAGTGGCTACTATTGAAGCTGGGCAACGCGCCAAGAAGAAATCAGCATGGCGGGTTGAAGGTACATTACGTGAGTTTGAGAAGTTTGCGCCAGTTGACATGTGGTTTGAGTATCCTACTCATAACATTGACGAAAGTGGAATATTGAAACAAGTTCAGCCGGAATCTGAAAAGGCTCCTTGGCAGAAAAAAGGACCAAAAGCAAATAAGGATAATAAAGAAGAAAGAAAGCAATTGCGATTAGAAGCACTTGAAGAAACGTTTGATGACTTAGTTGAAGATGGAAAAGTAGATGTTAAAATCGCTGCTGAAACCATGGGAAAATCGGACAGAACTATTAGAAGTTATGTTAAAGAACACGAAAATTTTGAAATAGTAGATGGATTTATTGTAGAACGTTGAAGTGAAAAAGTTGGGTAAATTTCATAATTTCAAGATGAGTGAAGAAATGAAAAAGTCCCATGAGTTTCACGCTGAAAGAAATGAAAAAGATGCAACAATTTCAAAACTTTCACAGTGAAAAAGTTGGGTAAATTTCAATTTCTTCAAAACTTGCAAAATCCAGTCATATCAACGTTTGAAACAGTGAAATGAAAAAGTACTTCCCAAGGGAAGTATATGGAGTGTTTTGCAAACTAAAATTCGTGAGTAGGAAAGTCCGGCTGAGTTGCCCGGACATTTCCCTAACTCATTTCACGCAGAAGCGAATAGCGCGGAAAATATTAAAAATTTTGGAGGTATAAAAATGACAAATGATATTTATATCTACACAGGTAAACAGCTGCTTTGGGAATTGTATCAAAAGTTTATGTCGTTTGATGATATCGTTTGGAGAACATTCTTAAATGATTATGACGAGTTTGGTAATTTTAAAGATATCGAAGCAGATAGACTATATGTTGTGAATTCAGAATTAGAAATTTTAAGAGAAGCACATATTGAGGATTTAACTTTTCAAGAAGTCTTAAAAGCATTTCAAGATGCTGCACCTTATTGGCGTGATCAATGGCTAAAAGAGTTAAGAGATAGATTTAGTGGGAAGGTGAAATAATGTCAATTTTGACTATTCTAATTGTCTCCATACTAGGTGGCGGATGGATTGCATTAATGATTTGTTTCACTAGTGCCTTTAAAACTGTCGTCAAATACGAAGATACAGACATTAAAGAAATGGAAGAGCACCGAGAACGTATAAAAGATATTAAATAATGAGGTGATTAAGTGCTTGAGTTTTTTATGCCAATGAAGAATCCACCAACGACTACACATCAACAGAAACAAGTAACAATCATAAAGGGCAAACCGGTATTTTACGAACCAGATTCACTGAAAGCTGCTAGAGCTCAATTGATGAATCACCTAGCGCCTTGTGTGCCTGATGAACCGTTTAACTCAGCAGTACAATGCACAGTTAAGTGGCTATTCCCGACTACTAGACATGAAGATGGGGCTTGGAAAAAAACTAAGCCAGATACGCATAACATGAATAAGTTACTTTTTGATGTGATGACAGACCTCGAATTTTGGAAAGATGATGCACTAGTAGTTAGCGAACACATTCAAAAGTTTTGGGTCAACGGATCAGTGCCAGGGATCTACATCCGGATTGAGGAGGTATAGGTCATGAGACAGTTTTACATGGATTTAGCTGATTGGGTAGAGTCAGTGAATCTAAATAGTCAAACACTTAGTGAAAGTGATTACTGGGATTACGTCATCATGTCGTGTGGAGAATTAGAAGTTAAATATAAAAGAAATCAATTGGTAGTTGATGTTTTAGTTGCACACCTTAAGTTTTTAGATAAAGGTCGAGGGTGAATGCATTGGTTATTTTATTATTTTTACTATTTTTAGTAATAGCATGTGTAGTGGTCATAGGGTCATTTTTGCTACTTACTTTCATTTATTTTGATGAATGGTTTTTTGAAAAGCTGCAAGAGGAGGAAAGAAATGTACGTAACGCAAGCAGATTTATTTAGAATTTTGTCTTTTGAGTATGGTGTGACACAAGCAGATATGCAACGACATTGCGGTGTTGGCAAAAGCCTTTGGTTTAAAAATGTACTTGCAGATGAAATGATACCTAAAATCGATAAAGGTTTAGCTGATTTGTTTGGTAAAGATTATCGAAGTGAACGAAATATTAATAAATATTTACGACACGAAGAAATTATAAAAGATGTGGATATTTCGTTAATTAGAAAACGCCGCCAGTTTTTTGATCTAACTACTGCAGAGATTGGTGACATGATTGAACTTTCAAAAGGAAGTTACCAAAAAATTGAACACGGGAAAAACGATGTGAAATCATGGAAAATGTATATCGATTTAACAATGATATTAAAAAGTGATTTGCTGAAAGCAGATAGCAAATTCAAAGTAAAACGAAATAATAAAAGGTCAACACCTAAAAAGTACATCACGTTTAAAAATGTAGGTGGACGCTGGGTGCTTGGTCGCAAGATGGTTTACTAACATATAAAGGAGATTAAAATATGACACCAATAATTTATTCTAAAAATGACTGTATGCAATGCAACTTTACTAAAAAATACTTAAGCGAACGAGGTATTGAATTTATTGAGAAGAACGTTGAAGAAAACGAACAGTATCGTGAGGAAGTTAAAGGGATGGGTTATAAATCGGTCCCAGTTATTATTACTGCCAACGAGACTTGGACAGGTTTCCAGCCAGATAAGTTGGCGAAGTTGGTGGAATAGATGGACCTAATAACACAACTGTTATTGTACATTAGTGCATTCGCATTGATCGTTGTGGTAGGTACATTCATTTTCATAATGCTGAACACGATATTCGATGTAATTGAGGAGCAACAGCAAGCGAGAGAACGTGATAAAACGAATAGGAGTGATTGAGTGGCAAGTAAAGATTTTAAAAGAGTTGAACAACTTTTAGAAGATTACCCTAAATTAGATAGCGAAATAAAAAAACGTCGATTAGCACTTCTATACCCTGTTAGAGAATATGATGAAAATATAGGGGGTAGCAAATCACAGTCTAATACTAGTCTAGCTGAAAACTTTGTGGTAACGCTCGACCAAGATAGGCGATTAGCTAGGCTAGAAGAACAAAAGTTTATCATCGAAGAAGTGTTAAAAAAGCTGCACGAAGATGATTATAGTGTAATTAAACTATATTACTTCGAAAAGCCAAGAACGTTAACTTGGGACGGTATCGCTATGGCTACTAGAAACTCAAGATCTAGATGTTTTGAAGTTAGAAAAACTGTCGTTGAAGAAATTGGTAGGAAGTTAGGTGAATTGGACTAATTGCGGACTTTTAAGGCAATAATCTGATGTATATTGGTATTGTGATATTTAGGCGATGAGGTATCACATAGCCACCTCCTTAGTGGAAAGTCTTTATCATACGGAAATATGCATAAAGCAAACGCAGGTTCCTCCTGTGGATATATAAGCTACTGATGTTTAGCAGGTAAGAGAGTTGCGACCACTCTCCAGTAGCATAGCAAGGCACAGTCAGCTCAAATAAATCATACATTTAATCATCACTGACTAACCTTGCTTTATTTATTTATACAGAATAACCTTTAACATATCCACCAACTAGGACGATAGGTTGGCATGTTGATTCGGTTACTATATTAACGAAAATGCAGGATGTGGGTTATTCGTATAAGTAAGTAATTTCCGTTACGCTTTAATAAGTTAGGGACGCCTAAGGTAAACAGCGTTATAAAAAAACTTTCCAGCCAAGTTTCGGTTTAAAGCTTGGGGCAACTAACCTATATACTGTTGTAGCAACAGTCGGGTATGGTTGCTTATTGAAAACTGCACAATGTCGATAGAGTAATTGCATTTGGTAGCTACTTATGCGATTGTCCTAAAACCGGGTGGGCAAACGGCCTTACATTTTGATTGGACTCGATAACTCTGGGGGTTGTGTAGTTTTGAGTAATAAAAATAGCATCAATAGCTACCCAGCCTAAAAATAGGCACACTTACGAGTGATGGGTGGCTTTTTATTACGTCGTGAGGTGATTGATATGTGTAGCGATATGCAGATGAATAAGGGGAGTGATCCATTATCTTGGATTGACTGACATGCAGTCAAGCATTAGCTAAAGTGCAAAGGAGATGTGATAACTATCTTAGATACTTCAAGTAAGAAAGCTAGACGAATATTCTATACAAGTTCTGATTGGCGAATGATGAGAGCTTATATATTAGAGCGCGATAACTATGAATGCCAGTGGTGTAAGAGAGATGGTAAGGTTACTAGTCAATTAGACTCAGTCCTTGAAGTAGATCATATCAAAGAGCTGAAAGACTATCCTGAACTTGCACTTGATGAATCTAATTTAAGAACACTGTGTAAAGATTGCCATAACAAACGTCATAATCGCTTTAATTATCGCGAGAAAACGAAAAATATAAAATGGAACGATGAGTTTTGGTAATGGGTACCCCCGGTCGAAAAGGTTGATACAAAGCCATTCTAGGAAACCGGTGGGAAGGGTCTTTTGCACGGTCGTAACCGTTTCTAGCACCCCTATCCCCCGCCATATTAATTGTTTGAAGAAAGGAGGTTGAGTATGGTTGGAATTGAATATTAACACACGTATTAAACGACTAAGAAATGAACATAAATTAACTCAAAAAGAGCTGGCTGAATCAGCAAATATTTCTGAATCTTATTATCGAAAAATTGAAACAGGAAACAATTCACCGAGTATAGAAACATTAAACAATATCGCTAAAGCATTAGATGTTTCCTTGCTTTATTTAATCAATGACCGTATAGAAGAAATGGAAAATCGTTCTGAAATTGAAGAACTAAGATTACGTGAAATTTTCAAAAATATACCAAAAGAGCAACTAGATATTGCTGAAGGTTTAATCATTCAAGCTGCTCGACTACGTATCCTTTTGGATGACAATTGGAAGGATATTTTGGAGAATGGAGAGTACGAGCGATTTAGTCAATCAAAAGACCAAATTCCATACGACCGAAAACGACCGATTGTTGAAAATTATGATAATCGAGATAAAACTTATAAAGATATTATTAAGCAGCTAACTGAATTATTGCCAAAAGAAGCTAAAAGTTCAGCGAGAGAAAACTTGTTGGGTGGTTAGCCTATGTTGCGTACAGAACATGTTGATTTTTATTTGGAACTATTTCAAGAAGGTTATTTGGTATTCAATGAAAAACGGGTTCAATTAGTGGAGTGGTTAAAAAGAGATATCTTATCCAAAGATAATGAGTATTACTTTGATGACCAGCAAATTGAAGATTATATTAATTTTAGTGAGCGATGGTACTATCCCTTAGATGATTGGGAAAAGTTCCTCGCTTCTTTTGTTTTCTTTTATAAGCGTTCTAATGACACACCAGTATTTAGAATATTCATCTTGGTTATGGGCCGTGGTGCTGGTAAGAATGGTTTTATATCAACAATGGCTCATTTCTTGGCATCAAGTTTGCATGGAATTGAAGAATATGATGTCTCAATTGTGGCCAACTCGGAACATCAAGCAAAAACTTCCTTTGAAGAAATTTATAACAAAATAATCAAAGACCCTAGATTGTCAGCAGTTAATACTCGTGATACTACTTTTGAAGATGAGCCTATTGGTGAGTTTGAACCTTGGAAAAGCAAGATTATTAGTCAAGAAACACAATCTAAAATTATGTACCACACCTCCAATGCCAAAACAAAAGATGGTGGTCGTGAAGGTGCGTTGATATTCGATGAGTTCCACGAATATGAGAATTCAGAATTGGTAAAAGTGTTTACTGGTGGTCTTGGTAAGAAACCAAATCCGAGACAATTTTTCATTGGTACGAAAGGATTCATTAGAGAAGGCTATTTCGATATGCTCTATGATCGTGCAACAAATATTTTAAACGGTGATGCACCATTTAATGGCCATTTTCCATTTATTTGTGAGTTGGATGATATAAAAGAGATGGATAGTCCAGATTTGTGGGAGAAAGCTAATCCTACTCTACAGAAACCATTAACAGGACGTGCGGAACGATTGCTTCAAACGATGGAAGATGAGTATGCAGACTTAACCTATGAGCCGTCTGGACGACCTATGTTTGTTACAAAACGAATGAACGTAATTGAGGGTGACTCTGAACATAGCGTTGCTAGTCGAGAAGAGTTACTAGCAACTAACCGACCATTTTTTGATTTAGACGGATTAAAACCTATTGGATCGCTTGATTATGGATCTGTTCGAGATTTTGCAGCATGTGGACTTTTATTTAAAAAAGGAGAAGAGTATGCATTCAAAACCCATTCATTCGCTATTAAACATTTTGTTGATATTCATTATGGTTATTCAAATTCAGCAAATGCATTGGGCGGAAGCAAGAAAGCCCCCATAAAAGCTTGGGAAAAACAAGGACTCATGTCAGTTATTGATGAGCCATCTCTTGATCCAATGCATATCGTGGAGTGGTTTGTAAATGCTAGAGAAAAATATGGCGTTGAAAGAATTGTGGCCGATAACTTTAAGTTGGATATATTAAGGCCTTTACTTGAAAAGGAAGGTTTTGAGGTCGATTTAATTAAACGTCCGCAATCTATTCATCCGCTTGTTGCACCAAGAATTGAAGATGGATTCGCAAATAATAAAATCATATTCGAAGATAATCCTCTGATGCGTTGGTACACCAATAATGTGTATGTAAAAGAAACATCTAACGGTAAAATTTTCGATAAAAAAGAAGAAGTGAAGCGTAAAACTGATGGATTCCAAGCTTTGGTACATGCAATGTATCGTGCTAATGAATTGGACGACCAGACTGATTTAGACGAATTTTTCGATATGGTTAGCCAATTACAATATTAGAAAGGAGGGAAATTTTGGGACTATGGGAATCAATTAAGAACCGAATAAATAAAGTAGAATTGATTGGTTATGAGTATCCGATTGATGATCACACGAAGCGTGTTTATTTAAAACAAACATCCATTGATAAAGTCGTGAATTATGTTGCAAGAACAATGTCTACTGCTAAATTCATTATCAAGACACCGGATGGTAAAGATGATGATTTTACCCACGATTGGGAATACAAGTTAAATGTACGGCCTAATAGAAATCAGAATGCTACAGAATTTTGGCAAAAAGCGTTCTATAAGTTGTTATTCGATAATGAGGTTTTGATTATTATGTCAGACGATGATCAGATGTTGATTGCAGATTCATTTGTTAAAGATGATTCTATAAGTTTATATGACTATCGATTTACAGATGTGGTTGTTGGTCAATATACCTATAAGAGACCATTTATTCGTTCTGAAGTTCTATATCTAAAATATGGTAATGAGCAACTGTCTAAAATGATTGATGGTCTTTTTGAAGATTATGCGGACTTATTTAATTCATTACTAAAATCAGTTTGGCGTAACGGTCAAGTCCGTGGTTCTGTTTCTATTAACAAAACCGGTACTTTTGCAGATGCTAAAGAACGGACGGAGCAGGTCCAAAGTTATTTGAATAATATGTTCAAAATTTTTGATACTAAAGAAACAGCTTATGTTATGACACCAAATGGCATGGATATTGAAGAATTCTCTAATAAAGGGAATTCAAGTAATATACCTTTTAGCGATTTAAATAGTGCGCGTTATGCGATGACTGCTGAAGTTGCTGAATTAGTCGGAATACCATCAAATTTAGTGTTTGGAGATAAACTAGAGTTAGAACAAAATAAAAAGTTGTACAAAGAAAATGTGGTTAATCCGCTGATTAAAATGCTTACCGATGAGATGAATGGTTTAATGATATCTCAATCAGATTATCAAAAGGGATTACGATTAACTATTTCAAACGTACTGACTACAGATGTTTTTGAGTTATCTACTCAGATTGATAAGTTGGTAGCTTCAGGAGTCTTTAGTCCTAATGACATTCTAGAAGAACTAGGACGTGATAAAGTGGATGACCCCATGATGGATAAACACTATATCACGAAAAATTACACTGAATATCAGAATAATGAAAGGGGTGAGGAAATAAGTGAAGAAAATTAAAGTACACGGTACAATTGTAACTAATGATAATAAATGGATTTATGATTTATTTGATATGGATTCAACTAGTCCTAAAGATATTTCTGATACATTAGCTGATATGACTGATGATGTAGTTATTGAAATTAATTCTTATGGCGGATATGTTGATGCAGGTAATCAAATTTACTCAGATTTAAAAAACTACCCGGGAAATGTAACGGTAGAAGTATTAATGGCCGGTTCTGCAGCATCAGTTATTGCGATGGCTGGAGATAAAGTTAAGATGTCACCAGTCGGACGTATTATGATTCATAATGCTTCAGTTGGTGCGCAAGGCGACTATCATGCAATGGATGCAGCTAGCGAAGCATTACAAATGGCTAACTCAGCAATTGCAAATGCATATGTTGGTAAGTCTGGAATTGCTAAAGAAGAAGCGTTAGCTTTGATGAACAAAGAAACGTGGATGGATGCTGATAAAGCATTAGAATACGGATTTGTTGATGAAGTAATTGAATACACTGAATCGACACCAGTATTTGAACTTGTAGCAAACGGATTAACGAATGGTATCATCCCTCAAAACGTGATTGATAAAGTTCGGAATGATAAACAGCTACCAATGGCTAGTGTTCAAGTAAACACTGATGAAATTGTGGACAAGATTTATGAAAAGCTAAAAGCTGATTTTGATGTTGAAATTGAAAATAACAAGAAAGAGGAACCCAAAGCTAAAAGTTTTGAACGGTTCCTTTTTTAGTACAAAATTAAAGGAGAGAAAAATTAAATGTTTAAATTAAAATCTATGACAAACTTCGCTTCTAAACGCGAGGAATTTATTAATGCTGTAAAAAATGGCGCTGATCAAGAGGCACAAGGTGACGCTTATTTAAATATGATTAATGCATTAGCTGAAGATGTAATGGATGAAGCTAAGAAAGAAGTTAATCTTCAAGTTGACCAAGCTGCTAACATCAACAAGGCTAAAATGAGCAAAGAAACGTATGAATTCTTTAATGAAATCAATACTGAGGTTGGTTATAAAGAAGAAAAATTATTACCAGAAACAACAATTGATGAAATCTTCGAAGATTTAACAACTGAACATCCATTACTAGATGCAATCGGCTTAAAATCCGCTGGTATTCGCTTGAAATTCTTACGTTCTGAAACGTCTGGCCAAGCGGTTTGGGGTAAAGTGTTCGATGAAATCAAGGGTCAATTAGATGCGACATTCAGCGATGAAGTTGCGATTCAAAACAAGTTAACAGCATTTGTTGTTGTTCCAAAAGACTTAGCAGATTTATCTGTTAACTGGATTGAACGTTTTGTTCGCTTGCAAATCACTGAAGCATTTGCAGTTGCTTTAGAAGCAGCATTCCTATCTGGTGATGGTAATGATAAACCGATTGGTTTAAACCGTGATATCGATAATGGTACTGTATCTGGTGGCGTGACGACTTATCCAGTTAAAACAGCTCAAGGGACTTTATCATTTGCCAATACAGATTCAATCATTCAAGAATTTAAAGATATTAAGAAGTACCACTCTACTAAATCTAATGGACAAGCAATTAATACTGCAGGTCAATTATACCTAGTAGTTTCTTCAGAAGATAAAGCAGATATCGAAGCGAAATTTACTATCTTAAATGCAAATGGTGTTTATGTAAATGCAGTGCCATTCAACATCAATATTGTTGAATCTGTTTTCCAGGAAAAAGGTACGGCAGTATCGTTTGTTAAATCTCGTTACGATGCGTACATTGGTGGTGGTATTACTTTACGTAAGTTCGACCAAACATTCGCATTAGAAGATTTAGATTTATACACTGCTAAACAATTTGCTTACGGTAAAGCAAAAGATGGTAAAGCAACTGCAGTTTGGACATTAGCTGAACCAGCAACTTTACCAGAAGGGTAAGGTGAAATAGATGGCTAAATATAAAGTTTTAAAAGATTTTAAGGATATTAAAAACGGTAAAGTTTATAACAAAAATGATGAAATCGAGATGACGGTTAAACGTTCTACGGAAGTAGCTGAAAACTTAGACGATACTTTCTTAGAGCGATTGGATGAACCAAAAACTGAAAAGTAGGTGATGAATATGGTTGATACGCCATTGCTAGAAAGTTTCAAAACTTACATGCGTATATTCCATTCTGTTGAAGATGACTACTTAACAGACTTACTTGGCGCATCAGAGCTTGATATCTTGTCTCTGGTGGGCGGTAGTCTGCTGGATAGGGAAGTGAAGGAGCTTGTCTTTAATCGTGCGAGATACGCTTATACGGGTAATTTAGAGTTCTTTTACGAGAACTTCCAATCTCGTATTTTTGACTTATCACTAAGACTAAATGGTGAGGAGTTGATGCAAGATGATGAATCGACCGTATAAGAAACCTGTAACAGATATCGGGGAACTGCGTACACCAGTAAGTTTCTATGAATCAAAAACGAGTGGTCCAGAACCTAATCAAACTGGACTAACTAAATTGTTTTATTGCTATGCAGAAGTATACAACCCATCGATGAAGGACTTGGAAATTATGCATAGTACGAGTGTGAAACAGGGTATCACGATTAAAATTCGAGACCCGTTAACTGACTATCAACCACAGTCTCATCATGTAGTTATTATCGATGATTTTAGGTATAAAAACATGCAGTGGAATATTACTGATATTCGTCCGGATGTTCAAAATAGTGAGTTCATTACGGTTCTGCTTGGAGCGGATGCGTAATGGACTTTAATTTTGAAATCAAAGGTGCTGATGAAATTGTTGCTAATTTAGAAAAGCAATTTTCTGAAAGGCGTGTCTCAAGTATCGTCAATAAAGCGATTAATACCGCAGCAGATGAATATACTGAGGGACTGGCTAAAGCTATCAGTTCATACAAGGATACAGGGGCTACGGTTGAAGAAACAACCCATGGTAGAGCGACTAAAAACTCTAGCGGTAGACATATTGCTAAGGTTGGCTGGCGTGGGCCAATGCAAAGGTATAAGTTAATTCATTTAAACGAATTTGGCTATGTTCGTCATGGACGTTCGTACAGTCCTCGTGGAATGGGTGTAATCCAAGGGTATATTGATGGTTCAAGAAATCAATTCTTGTCAAATATGCGTGAAAATTTAAGTGAGTTGGTGAAATAGATGTTAGACATGCTGGATATAATTTATGATGAATTGAATTATGATGAGATTATACAAGAACAAGTTAAAGGTCGTATACGCTATTATACGCACAACGATAATGATGAAATGGTCACACCTTTTATTATTATCAGACCCTTTTCAACACCAATACCAGCTATCTATGGATCTAATCAAGAACTGGCAATTGAGATGACTTATCAATTGAGTGTTGAAGGTGGTAATCGCAAGCAAGTAAAAGAACTAGCATATCGCATTAAGCAATTAATGTGGGAGTTAGGTTTTGGTCAACTGGAATTTGGATTGGATGAGTATCTAGACGATGTTCAACGATTTGTTGATGTCAGAAGATACCGTAAAGTTACTAATTTATACGAAACGAATTATTAAAGGAGAAATAAAATGACATTAGTAGGATTTAAACGTGCTACCATCGGTATTTTTGGATCAGATGGTACAGTAACTGAAAAAATTATTGTTGAAGGTAAGGCTGAGAAAGGTGCAACTACCACAGCAGAAATTACAGGATTATCTAAAGAAGCAACTCGAGTGTACGGTTCAGATATTGCTTACTACGTATCGCAACGTGGTACTGGTGACGTATCAGTTAACTTAGGCTTGTTAGATTTACCAGATGCAGCAAATGATAAAATTCTAGGCTATAAAACGACCTCAGAAGGCATTTCATATATTGGTAATGATACTGAAGCACCATATGTAGCGATCATGCTTGAGTCAGGAAACTTACAAGGAGAAAAAGCCATGCTAGGTTTCTTTAAAGGAAAAATCTCAAAAGAATCAATCACACTAAATACTTTGAACAATGAAGCATTTACGCCTGAAGCTGAAACTTATGTATTCAGCGCAATTGAAGATACTAAAGAAGGCGAATCATTTGGTCAAGTAGTTGGTAAATATGTGGGGGATGCGCAAGAATCAATCACAAAATTAGAAAAACAAGTATTCCCAACAACATTACCAGTAGGATAATTTTACAACAGTTAACGGCTACTTCCATATGGAGTAGCCTATTTTTTGGAGGTTAAAAATATGGCAAAAGAATTACGATTAGAATTAAAAGATGAAAAAGGCAACATTAATACATTTATTCAGAAAGATATTCCAATGCGAAAATTATTTGAATGGGTGGAAATTGAAAAAGCGATTGAAGAGGGCGAGATTAAACAAGGTTTGGATGTTATGGTTAAAAAACTTGAATTTGTCGCTGGTCTATTTGATGACGAACGTGTGACACCAGAAGCTTTATTAGATGGACTAGATGCTCGTGATTTCCAAGAAGCAATCCAACAAAAGATTTGGGCAGTGTTAGGCGTAGAACCAGACCCAAAAAAAGAAGAGACAGCGGAAAAATAACCGCTAAAGAGGCTTTAGATAATCTCTACAGCTTAGTTAGAAACATCGTTAAGGGTATAGATGGCTACACAATTAATGAAGTGTTAGACACTGATTACGACATGCTAATGGGCGTGCTATTTAGTCAAAAATCCACTAAGCAAGATGCGGTTGATTTAGCAGACTTTATCAAAACAATTTAGGAAAGGAGGTAAAATATGGCAGGGAATGCACCTTTAGGACAAATGATTATTGAATTAGGATTGGATAGTTCCGATTTTGGTAAAGGTCTACAATCTTCAAAAAGAGAAGTAAAGACTTGGGCTAATTCAATGAAAGCTGAAATGAATGCAGCCAAATTAGCCGGAAACAAAATGCAAGGACTAGAAGCTAATTTCAAAGGCTTAACTAAAGTCATCGAAGCTCAAAAGAAACAAGTCGATTCACTAAAAAAATCTTACGAAGGATCATTTGTTGACGGAAAGGCTACCGCTCAAACTGAAAAATTAGCTGGTCAACTGAAACAGGCAGAATCCCAATTATTCAATTATCAAAACCAATTAAAGAATACAGCAGGCGAAATCGCTCGTACTAAGGTTGAGACAGAAGGTTGGACTGGTGTTCTAAATAAAGCCAGTGATCATTTAGTCACTGGTGGCGAAAAGATATCTAAATTTGGTCAAGGGGTTGCTGATATTGGTGGCAAAATGACCACGGGTATCACACTTCCAATCATCGGATTAGGTGCGGCAGCAGTTAAGACAGCGATATCTTTCGAAGATTCTATGAGCCAGTTACAATACGCTTCTAAAGCTTCAGGCGAAGAAATGAGTCGATTGCGAGAACTAGCTATTCAGATGGGTGAAGATACTATTTTTAGTGCAAAAGAATCAGGCGAAGCTATGGTTGAATTGGCTAAAGGTGGTATGAGTGTCGCTCAAATTGAAGCTGGTGGTCTAAAGACTGCAATGGACTTAGCAGCGGCGGGTAATATTGCTTTGGCGGATGCGGCCGAAATGACTGTTCAAGGGATGAACATGTTTAATATTGAAGCTGAGGATTCAAGTCGAATCGCTAATGCTTTAGCCGGAGGTGCGGATGCATCTACCGCTAGTGTGGAATCTATGGGTCAAGCTTTGAGTCAGGTTGGTACAGTAGCCAACACGGCAGGATGGTCAGTTGAAGATACAACTGCTGCAATTGCTGCGATGGCGGATGCCGGTATTCAAGGTTCGGATGCTGGTACTTCACTTAAATCAATGCTTCAAAGACTTTCAGCACCGACTTCTAAAGCATCAGAACTAATGGCTGATTTAGGTATTAATCTATATGATGCTGATGGAAATATGAAATCAATGACGGAAGTTGCCCAAGAGTTACAAGATGGATTCACTGGACTATCTCAAGAGCAGCAACAACAAGCGATGGCTACTATTTTCGGTAGTGATGCCGTTCGTGCAGCTACCGTATTTATGAATGAAGGTTCTGAAGGATTAGGCGAATATAAGAAAGCTACTGAAGATGCAACTGCTGCTCAAGAAGCGGCGGATTCTCAAATGAGTGAATCAGCACGTAATTGGGAAGAATTACAAGGTTCATTAGAAACATTATCAATTACAGTTGGCGAGAAGTTACTACCCATCTTCAATGATGGTGTTGAATATATAACCGGAATTGTTGAATCCTTTAGCGAATTATCAGAAGAACAGCAAAATAATATCTTAAAATGGGCTGGTATTGCAGCGGCAGCTGGACCAGTACTTACAATAGCGGGTAAGGGAATATTCGTTTTCGGTAAATTAACCACCGGTGTTGGTAAGCTAGGTAAAGGCTTAATCAACTTAATGTCTAATAATGCTGGTAAAAAGGCAATGAAAGATATCGCTGACAGTGCTTTAGATGCTGGTAAAGGTCTTGATGATGTTGGTAGTAAAGCAGGAAAAGTATCTGGCTTAGGTGCTACAGCATTTAACCCATGGGTATTAGGTGCAGGATTAGCTGTTGCAGCAATTGGTGGGATTGGTTATGCCATTTACCATGAAGCAACAGAACCACAAAGGCGAGCGAAAGAATCTGTAAAAGAAACAGATGGTGCTTATCAAAGTTGGTTTGATGGCGTTACTTCTGGTATCGATTCGGTGAAAGAAGTCGGAAATATAGCGGTTGATGGCGCAGAAGCGAGTGCTGAAGCATATAAGCAAGCTGCTAAAGATATTCAAAAAGCGAATGCAGATATTCAGAATTCACTTGATGCAATGTTTGATGAAGGTTTGATTAATAATCAACATCAATTCTTTAAAGGGGATCTCTTCAAACAATTTACTTTAGAATTAGATGAAGTTAACCAAAAAATGAAAGAATTTGGTGCATCTGAAGAAGAAATCGCAAGGGTATCTGAAGCGTTTAATAATTATGGAACGATGCTAGGTAATGCTAGCTCGGAAGTAATGCGTGCTTTAGAAGATAATATCAAAGTGACTCCAGAATGGGCATCTGCTCAAATCCAAGCAGTTGAAGGTGTTACTACCCAAACTATCGCTTCTTTACAGGAACGCAGACAAGCTGAATTGGATGCTTTAGAAGCACGAAAAGAAATGTATAGCCCAGAACGATACCAACAAGAAGTCGATGCGATAAACGCACGAACTCAAAATGAAATTTATGCAATTCAGACCTCTCAACAATCTATCACTGAAATTTTAACGAATGCTGCTAAGGGGAGACGAGAACTAACCGAAGGTGAAGCATTGTCGATGATCCTTAGCTTGAATAAAATTTCTGAAGCAACCGGTGAGTCATTAACTGAAAACGATGAATTGATGGCGATGTTGGGCGATAACATGGAATTGTTAACCAGTAAGACTGCAATTGAATCAATGAATCGAATGGGCATCTTAAATGATGAAGCAATTGAGAATTTAAAAAATGCAGGAACTACTGAAGAAGCAATGAATATTGTTATAGAAGCTTTGGATCGATATGGTGCTAAGGAACTCCCACCTAAAAATTTGGATATTGATACCGACTATTCGGTGGAAAAAATTGAAGAATTATTAACTGAATTAGACATTTGGAATAATCTAACTGCTGAAGAAAAAGAGTTACTATATCAAGTGCAAAATGGCGAAGATTTAGAAAAAGCTCTGCAAGATTTAGGCAAATGGAATGATTTACCAGTCGAGGATAAATCAGCAGTATTAAAAGGTGAAGTAGATCCAGAAGTTGCAAATGGAATTCAGTCTATGGGGTTATGGTCAAACGCTGAGTTTGTAGATAAATTTGCATCGATTGACACCAATGCGGATGATGCTACTGATAAAATCGGTAAATTGCTTGAACAATGGGGCGTTATGTCCGCCGAAGAGTATAAGAAATTAGTAGTTGATAGCCAGGACAATGGCCAACAAGCTATTGAGACTGTACAAGAATTTATGCAATTGCCGGATGCTGAAAAGATGCTGCATGCAACTGACCAAACAGCAGATGGTGTAGCCACCGCAACTAACAATATTCTATCAGTTCCAGAAGCTAGAAATACGTTCTTTACTGCACTAGAGAGTCTAACTCCAGTTGCTGGAAATGTGAACGTCGCAATCGGTAGTGTACCTATAAGTAAGCACACGAATTTTGGTGCATCGGAACAAGTATCAGCAAACGCAAGTTCCGCCAAGGGAGCTCATGCTAGTGTACCGACGAGTAAGCATACTAACTTTGGATCTAGTGAACAAGTTAGTTCTAAAGCTAGCAGTGCTAGAAGCGCGCATTCGAGTGTACCTACAAGCAAACAGACAAACTTTAATTCTAGTGAAAGTGTATCTAGTACAGCTGCATCTGCAAGGGGTGCAATAAGTTCAGTACCGACATCCAAAACGACTACATTTACAGCTAAGCTAGCCGGAGCATGGGGCAAGGTTAAGTCATTCTTCGGATATGAACGAGGTACCAACTACCACCCGGGTGGTTTTGCTATAGTCAATGACCAGAAAGGTTCACGATTCCGTGAAATGATTGAGTATCCGGATGGGACACAGTACATACCTACAGGACGAAACGTCATTATGGACTTACCTCGTGGTTCGAAAGTATTGAAAGCTGCAAGTACTGCCACGATGTTTCCTGGTTTACCACAATACGCAGATGGTGTTGGTATAACAAATGATGCTCAGTTTATTAGAGATTCCACTAGTTTGGAACGAGCTAATGTACCAACTAATGTTAATATGCCAACTATTGATTTAAAACCGTTAGAAGCACTTTTAGAACGAATTAACGATAGCATTCAAGAAGGTAAGGTTATTCATAATCAGTTAAAAATAGATGGTCAAGAAGTTGCAAAAAATACATATCCATACATTGATAATTTGATGAATAATAGCACAAAAAGAAGTAGTGTAATGCGTATTGGAGGTGAAGGCTAATGGAAATTAATCAAATTAAAGTTAATGGTTCTTCAACATTAGACTTTCCTTTTGAAACTGTCGTAGTTGAAAACGGTGGTTTTACTTATGCAAGAAAGAAGAACCAGTTTGTTGAAACAGATTATCTTACAAGTTCTATCAAGACCGAAGTAGAAGCTTGGGCACCAATTGAAAAATCATATAAATTATTCTGCTATACAACTAATGTAGCGCAGTTACGAGTTGTCAAAAAGTGGGCAAAAGATAATGGTATTTTAATATCAAGTGATGAGCCAGATGTTTTCTATGAAATTTTAGATGTGGTAATAGAAGATTCTAAAAGAGATGGTAAACCTTATTTTATATTGGAAATTACTTTTAAACTATCACCTTTTGGGTTTGAACTCAATCAGACAACGAGGACTTATAAAACGGGTGATAAAATAACTAATCACACGAATGCACCAATGTATCCATTGATTACAGTGTTCGGTACATCGAATACACAAACGAATATCAAAATTGGGAATCAAACGGTATACATAGCCAAACTGATCGATAAGCTAACCATTGAAAACAAATATTTAGAACAAGATGTTCGTGACAGAAATAATGCTCAGGCGAACAATATTATGCGTGGGGACTTTTTCGAAATTCCTGCTGAGAGTACAAATACAATAACTTTAGGTAGTGGCATTGACCGTGTAGAAATTTTAGAAAGGTGGGGTTGGCTATAATTTACATATATGATAGTACAGTGACTGACTTTACCTATAACGGTCAGCCACTAAATAAAGCTTACGAAGTTGTTGTTGATAACATGATCAATGACAGCTTTTTTGTTACCTTCAATCATCCTTTAGATGATAAGGGGATATATAAAATCATCGAAAAAGATAAAATTGTCAAAGTACATACGCCAGACGGTATGCAACCTTTTAGGATTATGGACCGTGTGAAATATATGGACCATGTTTCAATCGAAGCGTGGCCATTGTTTTATGCTGATATGCGTAATAAATTGATCAGACCATTAACTATCAGAGGATTAAGCGGTCAAGCAGCGATGAATATGTTTGTGAATAACCTATTGATTGACACACCATTCACGTTTACATCAAATATTACAGATATGCACGATTATCATACGCAAGATGCCGAAGAGCGAGAGAATAATCCTAACCAGCTCTACAATGCATTAGACGTATTCAAAGATATCGTGAAACGTTGGCAAGGGGAATTAGTCATTAACGGATATGATGTTCGTGTAGTGAACAGATTAGGTAAAAATACGGGTGCGTTACTGTACGAAAAGAAAAATATCTCAGACTTCACGGACGAAGAATCTATTCAAGATATTACTACTCGTTTATATGGAAAATCTGAATGGACAGAACGTCCTGAGGGTACTGACGAAGAAGTTAAACATGAAATATCTGTAAAGGTAGAAAGTCCACTTATCAATGCTTATAGCGGTATTGTGTTTGAAAAGCAATACACTAATAACGATATTCGTACAGAAAAAGAAATGAAAGATTGGTTGAATCTAAAATTCACCACTGATAATATTGACAAACCATCTCGGAATATCAAGGTTGGTACTAACATTGTTGATGACACAGTTATTAACATGGGTGATTCCCTGGTGCTTAAATACGTTAAACATGATGTGGATATGGAAATTAGAATGGTGGGTTACACATATGACGGGTACGCTAACCGATATATCACTATTCAATTAGGTGACGCTAAGCAATCTTATGTCGGTAATGTTCAAAATACTGTTAGGGAACTTGAAACGAACGTCAGCACCTCCGTCAAACAAACCGTTAACCAAATCTTAAACGCCAACGGAGAACGTATGATTTATTCAGTTACTGAACCAGTAGGTAACTTTAAAAACGGTGATGTTTGGTACGATCAACAGGGTGGCATGTATTTCTGGGATGAAGAAAGTGGAATGTGGATAGATCATCCCTACAATCGAAACATGCGCGTCATGGAGGATGAAGTCAACACCGCAATTGAAACTGCTGAAAGTGCAAAAGCGTTGGCGGTAAGTGAAGCAGAACAAGCTTTAATTAACGCAAATAAATATGCTGATGATCAAGACGCATTAATTACGCAACAAGTAAACACCTCTGTGAGCACAGCTATATCTACGGCCGAAGAAGCTAAGCAAGCAGCAGAGACCTCTTATACTAATGCTGTAGCAGAAGCTGAAAGACTAGCAGGAGAGCAATCTACAGCTTTCAATAAGAAGTTTGAAGAAAACGCCTTGTCGATGAACACTTTATCTCAAGCTACTCAAGATGCAGATGCTAAAGCACAATCGGCTCTAACTAAAGCTGGGGCTAATGCTAACTTATTAACTACTCATCAAAACACGTTAGACGCGATCAACAATACGACCATTCCTAACATCAATTCATCTATTTCCGATGCTATGGCAGAAGCAAGTTCAGCAATGACTGAAGCCCAGAAGGCTGACACTAAGATTGCTGATTATGTGACGTCTAAGGGCTTAGTAAGTGGTACCACTGTTGACACTAAGATTAATGCTGCTACAGGAGAGATTAAAAAGAAGATTACAACTGTCGAGGGTAAGATACCAACCGAGATTGGTGGGCGTAACTTGTTACAGAATACTTCTGATGAGTGGAAAACATTGTCTATGAGTGCTGGTGTCTGGTTTAAGGATTTTGGCTACGATGAAAATTATAAAGTTGAAGTTGGTCAAACATACACTTTCTCCATTATTGTGGACAAAGTAAACGATAACGATACTGTGCCAATTAACTTACATATAGGTTTAGGTAACACTAGAGGTTCATATAACTATGATTTCCAAAGCTGGCGACAAGATAATATCCCAATGGGTGAAAAGGTTTCATTAACTTATACGATCACAGAAAGTGATGTCGCCGGTGGTAGTAGATTATGGTTTGCATATCGTTTAAGGAATGAACAAAAAGCAACTTATATCAGATATAAGGAAGCTAAACTTGAAAAGGGGTCTATCCCTACCGATTGGTCTCCAGCTCCAGAGGAAAACCTATCACAATCAGAGTTCCAAATCTTTGAAAGTACGTTTAATGAAGATGTTAAAGGTATTAACTCCACTCTAACAGATTTATCTACCAAAAAGTTAGATGGAACGACATACCAAAACTTTTATAACAATGAGTATAAGCAAACGGCTCAAGGCGTTACAGATGCGTGGACAGCAGTCAATAAGATTATTGACGCAAATGGGAATTCGACAGATGCATTTGCTAAGGCTGTTTACGATAAGAACGCAACAAGACAAGCTGCGGACTTTAAATCAGTAACCGATGGTTTAGTTAAGACGACTACTTATGAAGAGGGTATTGATGGCGTTAAGCAGAGCATTACTAGCGTTAGTGGCAGAATTGATGAACTATCTGTTGGCGGAAGAAACTATTTTAAGAATTCAGATGTAGAAAGAACAGGGTCGAGAGAGTTTGTTAACCATTATACATGGGATATGTCTCCTGTAATTAATGAGTTCGGTACAAATACTTACTATACTGTTTCATTCGATATAAAATCGAAAGTTGCGGGGAATATAAACGTTTACGCACAAAATGGTAATGGTACAAAATATAGTATTGGTACAAAGGGCGTATACGCTTCTACCACATATAAAAGATTCTCATACACTTTTAAACCAGTATTAAGTAGTTCAACTGAAACTATGTCAATGCTTGCATTTTTTGGTAGTTATGACTCTGGAAGAATACCTACAATAAAAAATGTAAAATTTGAAGTAGGTAACTTTGCTACCGATTGGACACCAGCTCCAGAAGATATGTTAGGCAAAGCTGAATTTACACTATTTAAAAACGATTATGAAGAAACTGCTGAAAGTGTCGAACGTAGACTTACAGCTATTGATAGTAGCGAGGAAGGCTCAGTTGTAACCCGTTTAAATAAAACGGAAAAGACAGCTAGTGGAAATACGACTACCATTTCTAACATTAAAACGAAGCCAGGCGAGCAAATAACAGGCTATCAAACGATTAAAGACCGTAGCGACTTATACGAGCGTGTCATTGGTAGTTCAAGTGAAGCTAACGTTAAAAACAACATGGCACGTATTGTTATGGCAGATAGTATATTTAAAACCGAGGTCATAGATAAGACTAATGTAGACGACTCTAATGTGTTTTCTTCAAGCACAAAGGTGGCAGCTTTATCTAATATAGGAAGTATAGTTAGAAACGATAGTCTTGCGCCTAATGGGTTTAGAATAACAGGGGTTAGTGGGAACAACGGTAGTTTTAGACTTTATGATGTTATAACGTCAAACGGTTGGTGGACTGTATCTGGATGGGTTAGGGGTAGCCAAAACGCTGATATTAAGTTTACCATTGATATTTGTGACTCACCAGACAGTAAGCAATTCAATACAGGAACCGCAAATGAATGGCAATATTTTGAGTTTAGTCATAATGTTACAAACTATACTTCAACATATAGTTTTGTGGACTTTAATGGTATTGCGTGGGCTTACTATTACTTTAAAGACATTAAAGTTGAGAAAAATCATCATGCGACTGCTTGGACACCGTCAGCTATTGATTTTGCTACACAGTCACATATTACTCAATTAGCTGATAATATTAACTTAAAAGTGTCTAACAAAGACCTACTAAGCGAAATCAACGTCCAAGCTGGTAACGTACTTATCCAAAGTGGCACGAACAAGCTGAACATCACTCCAACGACTACATCCATTCAAGACGCCACTATCAAGTCGGCTATGATTGATACCATTGACGTTAAGAAAATAACGGGTATCGCCGCAGATTTCACTACAATGATTACTAAGGGTTTGACAGCTGATGTAATCACGTCAACTATGATTAAAGCTGATACGGCATTGTTCGATATGTTGTTCAGTACAACGCTAGCGACCGATAGATTAGCCGCACGAACTGCTTGGATAAAGAGTGCTAACATTTCTACATTAGATGCAAGCAAGATTACTTCTGGAACTATCGCTGCCGCTAGATTAGATGCTGGTGCCATTGTAACTGCAGGCTTAACAGCCAATGTGGTTAAGAGTGCTCATATTGAAGCTGGAACAGCTTTAGTTGATAAAATATTCTCAACTTCCGCATACATTACGCAACTTACAAGTAAGGCAGCATTTATTAGTTCAATACAGGCTATAAATATTAGCGCAAGTAGAATTACAAGTGGTACATTAGATGCAAGTAAAGCGACTATTACTAATATAGATGCAAACAACATCACGGCCAACAAAACGTCATTCGTGCAAACAGCTTGGAACGACATTAATTCAGAAGTCGCGATCGATGGCTCTGGTATTAAGACACAGAATACTAATGGAGACTTTAGTCGTATTGTGTCTGGTGAATTACGGTCATTTAATGCAGATAGCTCTTCTACAGCCATATTAGGTAGTGGGCGGTCGCAATATTTTGATAGGAACGGTTCCCAATTTATTTTAGGGAAAACCTTGCATGGTACTGATTGGATTAACGAAGGTACTTTACAAGTTACCTACAATCGTAAGTTTGCAATCGGGAGATATGCGGATTACGCTGGAAATAATGGTAACTTCCATCCTTATATTGCTTTGGAATACGCTGTAGATAAGCCCGGAGATGAGCCGAACGGTATTGTGAGATTGTATAAGGCAGTTTACTTACAGAAAGGAATATACGCTGGAAATAACGACATCAGTGCTTTGAGTAAAATATCATTTTACAACGGTGGTCTTATCGAAAGCCAATCGAGCACATCGAATCTTTTGATTACAGCAAGTAATAAAATGGTTGCTTATGCTGCGGGTACTAATGCCTTTGAAATTGATAGCGGATATATGTACCTTCGTAGGAATCTTTCAATGGAAGGTAATAACATCACGAATCAATCAGATAGACGCTTGAAAACTAACATTGTAGATACGCCAGTTGATAGCTTATCCGCAATTTCAAACTGGGGTTTCAAGGCTTTTGATCGTGTGAACAATGGTAGTCATGACGATATTGGTTTGATTGCACAAGACACTTCTGAAATTGTAGTTTACGATGAAGAAAACGACATATACAACGTCAATTCTAGTAAGCAAATTATGATGAATAGCCACGGTATCCAACAGTTGAATATCAAGGTAGATGACGAAATATCCCAATTAAAAGCACAAGTAACAAACTTACAGGAAGAACTAGCATTACTTAAAGGAGATAGAAAATGAAACTAACTAACAACCAAATATTTGCCGTCAATGGCGTTTTATCAGAGCTTGTCAACGAGAAATTGACAGGCTCTTTTAAATTCAAATTATTCAAGACCAAAGCAGAACTAGAACGTGCGATCGAAATCGTTCAAAAGGCATTGGAAGGGGTGGTTGATGAAGAAGAAGTAACGGAGATTGCAGAGCAGACGCAGGACTTGAACATTGAATTGTTGACGGAAGCAGAATTAGAACCACTACCACTTAGCATGGCACAACTAGTATTATTACAGGCTATTATCAAAGAAGGAGATAAATAATTATGGCATTAAACGCACAAAAAACAACATTCATTATTTCTCGTATCAAAAACGGTGTAGAAGAAGTAGCCCAATATAATGATTACAATGGAACAATCTACTGGTATTCAAACCCAGATAGCGCAACAGACTTTGAAGATTTAGAACTTGCTAAAGGTATGTTACAAGTCCAAGATATGATGGCTAAATTAACCAAGCAAGACGTTACTTTCAAACTATACCAACTGGACGCTGAAACTTATGAAATTAACACAGACGGCGAACGTGTACTGGTTGAAGAAGAAACACCAACAGAAGAAACAGCGTAACATTAAGAATGCACTCAATTCATTTTGGGTGCTTTTTTAACTCTCAGATATGCTATATTATAGTAAAAGTTTGGGAGTGGTTTTTATGACAGATGAGCAGTTTAAAGAATTAATTGATGTTTTAAGAGGTTCTACATGGTCACGTCTATGGCCAATATTACTGACATTTGCACTTGGTTTATGCGCTTCAGGAATTACTAGCTATTTATCTAAAAAAATAAGAAAATGTAATGAAAGAAAAGAGTTACCAAATAAAATAAAAACAATAATCAAGATCAGTGAAGAAGTTAAGGATATTATGTCCAAGGATATTGACTTGCATAATACGACTATTGTTTTAGGCAGCGACGCAGATAGTTTAGCTGATGGTGTCTTGAATGATATCGAGATTATTGACTTAGAATTTAATAAAGTTTATGAGTATCTTATTTCGAATAGGAATACCTTAAGAGCTACTTTAATGATCAAAAGACAGATAAATATACTAAAAAAAGTGGTTCCTAGTGTCCTTTTAGATCCACAAAAAGTTCATGGAATTCAAGATAGTGATAAGAAGTTTATTACAAATAGTTTAGAATTATTGCAAGAGAGTCTATATAAAACATACGATACATTAACGAATAATTAGTTAAAAGAGTAGCTCGCAAGCTGCTCTTTTTTGTTACACAAATTTAGAAAGGAAGTGGAAGATGCAAACAGAAGATCACGAAACACGTATATCACGGTTGGAAGAAAATGATGAAGAAATTTTTAAGCAAATCAAGAATATTAATGACGATTTAAAAGACAGATACTCACGTATTGATGAGAGTAATAAACATCTACGTGAATTATCGTTGAAGCAAAATGACCAGAATGCACAGATACTCAACGCAGTCTTGAAGGGTAACCAAGACTCTGAAAAAAGAGCAGATGAACGTAAAAAGTCAGTGGATGAAAATCGGGGTCAGTTATTGCTAACAATCTTAGGTAGCGGTGGGATTATCTACATTTTCATCGAGGCATTACTAAAGGTATTTGGAGGATAGGTATATGGACATTTTAAATTATGTCGTGCAAGAAGGACTGGTCATGATTCCAGTCCTTTTTATTATTGGTGAGATTGTGAAAGGAACGGAGTTATTATCAAATAAATGGATACCATTAGCGTTATTGGTAGTAAGCATTGGCTTCACACCATTGTTATTAGGATCATATACAGCAGATAACATCGTGCAAGCGGTGCTAGTTGCAGGAGTAACTGTCTTTGGCAATGAGTTGATTAAGCAATCTAGTAAAGGGGATGTTAAATAATGTCTTACACAATTCAAAAAGCCTTAACTTTAATTAACAAAGGTACTAAAGGTTTAAACAACCCACAGTGGATTATCGAACATTTCGTGGGCGCAGCAGGGCAAGCTTGGGGAAACGCTAACTACTTTAAATCAGTGTATCGTGGCGCTTCAGCACATTACTTTGTAGATCCCAATAACATTGTTCAAGTAGTAGAGGACGACACACCAGCATGGCATGTTGGGGATGGCTCACGTACAGGTAAAGGTGCATATAACGGTTACTACGGCTACGGTGCTACTAACAACAATGCAATCGGTATTGAAATGTGTCAGGATACGTCAACTGGTAAGGACGTATGGCATTGGGAATTTGACCCCGAAACTATCAAGCGTGCTAAGTGGCTAACTAAGCAATTACAAGCTAAGTACAATATCCCCGATGAGCGTGTTATCCGTCACTATGACGTTTCGGGCAAATTGTGTCCGGGTAACTGGCAGTGGAATGACTGGCAGAAATGGAAGAACTTTAAAGCTGAATTGGCAGGTTACAAAGTGGCACAACAAGCTACAAACACCACTCAAAATGATGGCTATGTGTCTGTAACTGCTAAAATGCACACAGTACAAGCCGGAGAAACTTTAGGTGCAATTGCTAAGAAATTTGGTGTAACGGTTGATAATCTAGTTAAATGGAATAAGTTAGAAAACCCTAACTTAATTTTCCCAGAATCAAAACTGTATGTAGCCAACCCAACAACTACAACGTCAACTGGTCAACAATTACATTTACCAGCAAGTGCTAAAACTTGGCGAGTATATAATGCTAATGGTCCATACACTATGGGTAACGAGGTGCACTTATTAACACCTAGCGCTTATGGTGGTTTAACTTATGATATCTTAGGAAACCCAGCGCCACACGTTTACTTAATTAAGACTAGCGTTAAGGGTACAGTGGCAATCTATGCTGGACCGGGTACTGGTGCTACTATCACTGGTAAAGGCGGTAGCGTGGCTAACACTACTAAGAAACTACACTTGCCAGTTAGTGCTGATACTTGGCGTGTATATCGTGTCAAAGGACCATACACGGCAGGTAATGAGATCCATTTATTAACACCAAAAGCTTATGGTGGTCTGACTTATGATATCGTGGGTAACCCAGCAAAAGATATCTACTTAATTGATACTGACGTCAAAGGACGAGTGGCTATTTACGCTGGTTCAGGTACAGGTGCGATGATTCAATAGTTTTAAATTAGTAGAGGTAGTGGGCTTAATTGTCTGCTACCTCTTTTTTTGTTATATTTGAAAATGCGAAAAGATTTATATATAAATTATTGACAAATTATTGTTGAATGATAAAATCTAACTAATAGATCAAGGTCTACCCTCGCTTTATGCGCAGATACGTTCTGAGGGGTAGACATTTTTTGTATAGAGAGGTAAAAGATGAATCATTTAACCTATCAAGAACAGATGCAGAAATTTATCTCGAGAGGGATGAAATCAAATGATGTTGAAAAGGACGCAAGGAAATTACAAAATATTTCCTATTATAAATTAAAAGAAACTGCCCGCGTTTTTGCCAAAATAACAAAAACTGATGGAGAACCATCAATTGATTATCAGGGTGTTTATTTTGATGAAATACTGAAACGTTTCTATCAAGATAAAAATCTTCGGTTACATTTACTACATGCAATTGAAGAAATTGAAATTTCTATAAAAACTAAACTTGCCTATATTTTAGGCAGAGATAATTATTCAGCGTTTGGGTATCTAGACTTTTCTTCGTGGTGTAATCGCAATAAATTCACTAAAGCAGATTTAGCTATGGAAGAAAGCAACTTTAAAATTAAAATATTAAAGAGAATAAGGAATGAAAATTCAACTGAACTTAAATTAAAGCTAAAAAATAACGCTTACCCTCCAGTATGGTTGGCAATTAACTTGTTAACATTAGGAGAAGTGATTCACTTGATTGGGTTCATGTCTAACAAAAACTTAAGAGTACTATCTGGCGAGTTTGAAATGACACCAAATGATTTTATCTCAAAAATAAAATGTGTCCACCTAGTGAGAAATATTTGTGCGCACAATTCATCTATTGTTGATTTTAAGATTAAAACTATGCCTTCTATTTCTTCAGAAGTCAAAGTGCACTTATTTCATTTTGCAGATGGTAAAATTACAAATAGGGTAATAGTTCCAGTATCAATCGTTATAGAGTTTATGAAAATTATTAATCCTAACTATAATTTAAATTCAATAAAGAAAACAATAAACTCATTATGTCAGAATGACTTTAAATCCAAGCAATTTGGGTTTAATGATAGGAAGGCATGTAAAGCATACATTGGGATGGTATAA